AGAACCCGTCGAGCGTTGTCTCCAGCATGGCACCCGTAGGCACCGAAATGTTCGAGGTGATGTAGACCGAGCGGGTCACCAGGACTGGGAAGTTCTGAGCTGCGGAAGCTCCGAGAGCAAGGTTCAGGGCGTAGGTCTGGTCCGCATTGAGCGCATAGACCACGCCATACCACTGAGGATCGATCACCGCATCGAAGACGCGCCGGTAGACGATGGAGCCCGATGCCGCCGTGAGGAGGATACCGCCGTCTTCCGTGAGAACCGATCCAGGCTGAAGCTGAAACCATCCGGCCCCGCCGTCGCCTTCTGTGGTCCCGCCTGTGACGTAGACGAAATCCGGAGGGGTGCCCGTCAACGCCCGCACGTCGTTGTAGACCTTGTAGAGGCCGAAAGTCGCATTGGTGCCTGTTGCGCCCGTAGCCGCCCCGCCGACAATCCCGTCCACCCAGGGCGCGACAGGCGAGCCCATGGAGTCCTTGATCCAGATGCGGTAGGCTCCGGTGTCCAGGAAGATCACCGCCGTACCCGCTGCCGAGAGCGTGACGGAGGTCCCGAGCGGAGTGGTCCCCGCCGCGTCTGCGTACACCGTCTTCGGCGTGAAAGTCTCGGACTGGTAGAAGTAGACCGTACCACCCGAAAGGGGCGTGCCTGCCGCGCTGAACTGCTGGTAGATGTAGTCCGGCATGAGCGAGAGGTTCATTTATTCGCCTTTCCGGCTGGAAAGAGTGTAGGTTCGGGGGATGATTCTGCTCATCGTGATCATCGTTTCGGTTGCTTTTTTGGAGGCTGGGAAGCTGCTCCACGAATCGAACCAGAGAGAAGAGGCGAATAATGCCCGAGCTTCGCGATCCCGTTCGCAATCGACGGAAGCTGAGAATTGGTAGAAAGCCGAGCCGCAAGATTCGCCCCGGATCCGTTCGACAGGTAGCGCCGAGCCCCCGCAACTCCAGCCCCAAGCAAAAGCCCCTCCACCAGACCGCCGTGAGCGAATCCGCCCCCGGCAATGGCGAGATCTGCAAGGCTTCCAAGGGCCGTCCGCTTCGATCCGTTGGCGATTGTCCTCTCGGCCACCTTTTCGGCAGCTTCGTACGGGGCCATACGCTTCATGAGGGAGGAGTATTCTGGGCTGACATCCTTGAGGTGGTTCCCAAAAGCAGCGGAGGCAGCGCGGAACGCTATTTCGTCCGCCTGCGACATGGTAGCTTTACCTGGGCGGTCTTTCCAATTCGCTTGGTTGGCAAGGGCGGACTTCAGCGCGTCTGTCTGGGAAGGGGTGAAAGAGATTCCCTTGAGAGATTCGGGGTCGAATCCAGGGCGTGCCGGGGCCTGCATCCGACGGACACCGCTAACCATTACCCCCGCATCCGGAGAATACGGTTTGATCCCCGGAATCTCCCCAAGTACATCCTGGACGGCTGTCGCGCTTCGATCAAGCGCGTTCGGCCCTTGCAATGCACCCCAGGAGAGTGCGGCACGGATCGCAGGGAGGATTCGCTCTGCCGGGAAGTTCAAGGATGATGGGATAGCTCGCGATCCAGTGATTTCCATCGGCAATCTTGATGTAAGATTTTTGTAATGGAAAACATCGTCTGCGTTCGGGCTTGTTTCTTTGAAGAACGGGTTTGGCTCTTGTGGTGCTGCGGATCGCTTCATATCATCTAGGACTTTTTCAACGCTAGCATTGACGCTTCGCTCCAGATCGATAGTCCCAGATTTCGCATCCTTTAGCGCCAATAGGGAGGCGAGATCTTTTAGCGTTAACGCTCCGCTATGCTCTGTTCCTTGTCTTTCTAGGAAAGATTCCCCTATATCATTCGCTGTTATTGGATTGACTCGATATCCTCCCGCTTCGTTTATTACTTGATGCGCAACAAGACCGGAAATCTTATCGGTTAAAGTCTTATCAATATCCTTTCCATGCGCTTCTATCGCTTTCTGGAAATCGCTTGGCCCGGCTTTTCGATAAGTAGAAGAGAATCCACTATTTGGTGTTACATTCAAATCTTCTAGTATTAGCTCTGATTCATTAAGAAAATCATTGATAGCCGATCTCGCATTGTCTAGGTACTTATATACCACGCCCCTGTATTGCGAGATCGGCATATGTGTTCCGGTGGCATCTTGTACCGCCTGCGCGTCTATCTGAGGCATGAGCGCAGATTTCGTCTCTCGAAGCGCATACCGATTTGCAAGAATCTTCTGCCCGATGTCCGCAGAGCTTTGGAATACGTTGGTATTCGTGGTGGCTGGGATCTGCCCCGCTTTGATCAGATTCGCCACCGCTTCGCCGTTATCCCCGACGGAGGGGAAAAGGTGATGGTAGAGCGTTCCAGCGAGCTTTCCTGCTCCGCTCTGGACTTTGCTTGCGATGCCAGGAAGAGCAGAAAGTGCCAGCGTTGGCCCGACGTCGAGCGCAAGTGGAAGCCCGCGTTCGTTCGCGAGAGCCGTATTCACGTCCTGCCCCGCTAGGATCCGAGGAGCGACGTTTGAAGCAATCGCAGTCCCCAAGGCAGCAAGGGGCTGCGAAATGGCTGCTGGAAGCCAACCAGTAGCGGCCAGCGCGGGGACCATCGGGCTTTCCGCTGTGGCCGCGAAGCTCTTGGCCCACGGCACCGACTGCGGAAGCGCAGCGATGGACTCCGAGGGGTGCGCCATGTCCTGGGCTTGCGCCTTCCACGCCTCCGACAAAGCCTCTCCAACCGGCGTGCCGTGGGAAAGGCTCCCGAAGAGCGATCCATTGAAGCCGATGGCACCCTCCGCAGCGCGGTACGGAATGGTGGCCGTTCCCACGATGGTACCGAGAGCCTTTCGGAAGGCGTCCGGCTGGTCCACGTTCGCGGAACCAAGAAGGACCTGGGACGCGGTAGGAGTCTCAGTCAGGGCAGTAGACGGAGCGGCGACAACGGGAGCGCCTGGCGCAGGGGTCTTCACCCCCACCACCTGGGCAAGCGTCTTCGGTGCGGGCTGGGCGGGCGCTACCTGCGCTGGGGCGTTCGGGATGTCGTCGAACGGGTCCGCTCCGACTGGAGTAGCCTGTTGGGTGAGCGTATCAACGCGCGCGCGCCCCTGTGGTGCACCGCGAACCCATTGGCCGACCGGCTGGCCGTCCGGGCCTACTTGTGGGGCGTTCGGGATGTCGTCGAACGGGTCGCTCATGGCTTGACCTTCTCTATCCCACTCGGCGAGATGAAGTGCGCCCCTGAAGGGAGCTTGGTGTAGATCGGATCATCCTTTCCGGAGGGCCTAGGAAGTCCCGTTCCAACGATCTGCCCGAGCGTCTTCGGTGCGTCAGGATTTGCGTACTTCTGAAGGATTGGCTGAGAACCTGTGCCAGTATGCGAGAACCAATCCCCCTTCGGCCCTTGGAATTTCATCCCGTCTGCCAGCTTCGCGAGATCGGCAGGGCGGAAGCTCATGAGGACGGTTTGGATCGCTTGATTCATCACCCCTTCGCCCTTGCCCATGACGCTCTGAAGAAGGGCGCGGGCTGCGGGATCCTTGGTCGAAAGGAGGGTGATCAGATTTCGCGTGCCCTCTGCCTCTCCAAGTCCTTCGGCCTGGGTGTAGCTCTTTGCGAAGTTGACGACTTCCAACGGGTCGGTGAATCCATCAGCGGGGAGCTTCGCGACTTGGCTCTTCATCGCGGCGTAGGCGGTGGCCTGCTTTCCGAAGGCGTCAAGCTCTTCGGCAGACTTGAAGCTGGTTGGGTCGATCCGTCCGGGCAAGCCTACGCTGTTCCCGATCTGCGTGACCTTGGACGCGAGGTCATTGGTGCCGCTTGCCGCTGCGTTCTTCTCGGTCACCGCATTCTGCTGGTTGAGCTGGGAAAGCGCCTGATCGCGGGCCTGCATGATTTCCCCGATGGCCCCAGTATTCCCGGACGCCAGGGAATTGATCATCTCTTTGCGGGCCGCGCTGATCAGTGCAGGACGTCCACGGAAGGACGCCAAGGTCTTCCCTGGGTCGCCCTTGCCGTCGGTGTATTGTGGACCTGCGGGTGGAACGGTCGAGTCTGCCAACTGGAGAAGCGCATTGACCCCCGCTTGTCCGGGCTGTTGCCCAAGCTTGGAAAGGGCCGCGTCGATTCCGCTCTTGATTGGGGCTCCTGCGGTGTCCTGGACCTTGGAGTAGTCGAAGACCTTGGAGTAGTCGCCATTCTGCGGGCCATCAGATCCAGGCGCACCAGATGCAGAATTGGCACTGTCCTCAATAGTCTGGAGCTCCGTCCGATTGTCCGGAGCCTGGGAGATGGTCCCTTGAGACTGTGGGGGGAGCGGAGGAAGCTGTCCGACTGGAGAGGGTGGCGGAGCGGCCTGATTCTCCTGGAGAGTGGACGATCCAAGATCCTGCCCGTTGGCGTCCTTCATCCCGAAGAGCCTCGCGAGAGCGGCGCGGTTATCTGGCTGTGCGCCTCCAGGAGGGGGTGCGGTCTGTGCGCCTCCAGGAGGGGGTGCGGTCTGTGCGGCGATCTGGGCTTGATCGGGTGCGGGTTGCTGAGTCTTCGCTTTGAGCTGATCGAACCACGATCCCGCTGGAGCTTGTCCATCGGGAGAGGGTGCGGCGGCTGGCACCAACGGGTTCTTCGGCTCCGAAGATGCGGCAGGCGTCATGGTGATCGCGGGCTCTCCGACTTGCGCCCCATTCCGGCTGACCACGGGATCCTGCACGCCCATTTGCTTGTTGCCCAGGTCCAGAGCAATAGCAGTCGTCGCGCCCTGCTTCTGTCCGAGGTAGGCGTTCATCGCCACCGGGAATTCTTCCGGACCAAGGATGCCGGAATTCGCCACGCCCCTGTAGAATCCCGCTTGGTCCAGGTCGCCGGGTTTCGTCACCACACCGGTCTGCGGATCCACGGAATGCTCTGTGGCGATGTTATCCCGGAAGATCTGGTCGAGCGTGGTTTTCTTCGCCTGTTCCCGGAGCTTGGACCATTCGTCCATCCCGTCCTTGTAGTCGGGGGCTTGCGCGAAGAATTGAGCTAGTCCCATTACTTGGACCCTCCGCTGCTAAAGATATCCGAGATTCCGCCGCTGATGTTGTTGCCTGTCGCCACGGATGTGTCGTTGAAGTTCTTCCCGAGAGCGTCCCATGCGCTCTGCTCATTCGTGGCGATGTTGTTCCAGTTCTTGTTGATCCCGTCGTTGTATCCGGACTGAAGCTGCTGGTTCGCCCCGGTCGCGCTCAAGCCCTGCCCAGCGAGTCCGGCGTAGTTGCCGATTTGCTGTTGCTGGAAATCATTGTTGTTCGTGTACTGCTGCTGCTGCTGTCCGAAGTTCTGATTGTTCGTGTCGAGCATCTGCTGGTAGGCGCTGTTGTAGTTCGTCATGCCCATCTGATTGGCGTTGTTCGAGAGCGCCTTGAGCATCCCGCCACCCGCACCACCGGAGGCTATGGCCTGAGCCTGGATCGACTTGTTCGCCATGTCCGTCGAGTACGCGGCGGAAGGGTTCAGATAGGCATCCACGCTATCCGGAGAGGTATTAGAAAGCGCCGGGCCGGTCGCCTGCTGCCGATCCTGGATCGAGGCAGCGAGCCCGTTCGTGCCGGTGACGCCGTTCGCGGTGTACGGGCTGTAGGCTGCGCTTGCGTCTGCCTTGCCCTGGTTGAGCACGTCCGTTCCAGCGTTGACATCGTTCTGATATCCCGCCATCCCTGTGGAGATGTCCTGGGAATTCCCGTACCCTCCGACGATGGGACCAGCAACTTTCGCGGCGGCGGCGGCAATGAGCGGCCACATGGTTTGCTCCTAAGTTTTCGCCGGTTGGGCGATGTAAAAGAATTGCGAGAACGTGGTCCCGACAGGAATAGAGATGCGGGTCGTTCCGGGTGGATAGAAGACTCCAGCCACCTCGAAGCCCAGGAGGGCGGTGTACGGAAGGTCCACGACCAGCGGTGCGACCAGCGGAGTCGAGGGAAGCCAATTGCAGTCGCAATGGATCCCGTTGAGGACGTACTTGAAGTCCTTCGAGGCCATCGAGTTCTTCGCGATGTTCGCTTGGAGCATGTCGTCCGAAATGGACTTGAAGAACCGCTGCCAGACCATCGCGAAGAATCCGGGCCTCGCCTTGTCGAAGACTTGCGTCTCATTCGGGATCGGGAACAGGTTGGCACTCATCCCCACCTCGCAGGTCGGGCGTTCACCAGGAGCGCCACAAGGATGAATGGAACGGGGTCAGTCATGACGATCCGGTATTGCCGGTTGAGTCCAGAGCCGCCAGAGGGGACCCTGGAGCGCGTCGAGGGCTGTCCCTGCCGTCCGATGGGTGCGGACACCTCATCCGACCAGGGCGGTGTCCCGAATTCGGCCCAGGATACCTGCACCGTGGGATCGACGCCGACGCCCGCCGCCGTGTTGACCGCGGTGCCGCTTCCCTGGTTGCAGATGACTTGCGCCCAGTAGTACATGATCCGCACGCCCAGGGAGAAGGCGAGGGGGGTCGTCTTGACGCACCGGATGTAGTTGACGCCCGAATCCATCGGATTGTCGTTCTGGTAGTAATTGGCGTCCAGGACATAGGTAGCCGACGTGGATGCGTCCCCGATGATGATCTGGTCGCCCGTGGACTCGCATGCGTATATCCCATCCCACCGCGCCAACAGGCCTGTGGACTGGATGAGCTTGGTCCGCTCGTGCCATGCGTTCGTGACGGTATCGTAGACCAGGGTCCGGGAGACGGTCGGGAACTGCATGACGTAGAAGGAATGTCCGTTCTGCGCGTAGCAGAAGGCAGCGCAGTCACTCCATTTGCTCATATCTTCGATGATCTGCTCAATGCCCCGCGTCGAGATCCGAACCGGAGCCATTCCGCCCGCATTGGTCCAGACTCCAAGGGTTCCCGCCGTGTCGGTGCCTAGGAAGAAAATGGAGTTCTGGTAGACAGCCAAGGAATAGGGCGCATTGCACCCCATGTTCAGGATGGCGCCCTGATACCGTGCGAATAGTTGCCCATTGTAGTTGCCGGTGTTGTAGTGGACCTCGCAGCTATTCGTACCGAGGAGCCAGATGTAGTTGTTGCAATTCGTGAGGGCATTGATGTTGTCGGCTTGACCAATCTTGGCTCCTGAATTCAATGGATTCCAGTAGCCATTTGCGACAGCGGGATCGTATGTGTAGTCCACATTCGCGAGGGAATAGACGTAGTTGAAAGTCGAGTAGAAGTATTGATTCGTGTTTGGATTGTTGACAACGAAACAGGTATCAATGAACGTGACAAAAGTTGGAGCAAGCGTTCCCGCCCCAACGCCTGGGAAATACTCATCCGTGATCTTGGTGAAGACGCTGACTGGAACGGAAGGAGGATCGCTGGTCCTTACGGCAGGGCTGAAGAGCTGGATAATGTACCCAGACTCCCCGTCCACCAGCATCAAAAGCGGACCGTTGTCCGCCATCTTCACCGGGCCCGCGAACGTGTTCAGCACCCCAATGAAGGACCGCAGGCCGTTGACCATGATCTCGTAGACCTTGGCCCCGAAGACCATGAACTGCCGACCCGTGAGCAGGCTGCGGTAGTTCGCCCGGCAAGCGCCTTCGTTGACGGAAGGAATCGCCCCGAACCTTCGGAGTCCGGGATTCTTGACGAGGTAGTACGCGGCCTTCGAGTCCTCGGACTGCGCATTCTCCAGGTGCATGTTATGGCACGACTCAACCCCAAGCGAAATGATCGCGGTCGAGTAAGGCTTGTCCCCAAGCGGTAGCGTTTTCGTCTCGGCTGGAACCTGGACCGGCATCACATCCCCGCGTAGAAGTTGAAGCCCGAGCCGCGCTGCTTGAGCCCGTTCGGCATGTTCCGGATGCGCATGGTCATCATGTTCGCCGTCAGATGCTTCAGCTCCCCGGCGCACTGCTGGTAGACCACGGAATCCATGTCCACGCCGTACTTCGGAGCCAAGCGCAGGCCGGTCGCGAGGTAGAGCGGGGCGAACCATTCCGGCGGGTCCATGAACGGGTCCGAGACGTTCGCGTAGTCGGTCATGTAGGCCATGCCCTGGACGCGCACGGACCAGCCAGCGCAGAGGCCAGGGTAGAACCAGATATTCTGCTTTGGATAGCTGGTGTCGATGTAGGCCCCGGCAGGCACCGCGAACACGTTTGTCAGGACCAGCGAGCGGTAGTCTTCGTAGGGGAAGATCGGGACGTTGTGGACTAGATTCGAGCCGGGGTTTGATCCGGCGATCACGGTCACTTGATCGATGGAGCTTGGCCGGGTCGCGATGTCCCCGCCGACTCCCAGGGAAATGCTCGGAGTCTGCGCCCCGATGGTCACGACTTGGTCATAGATCTGGTAGTTCTTGACGTTGAGAGACCAGCCCGCCCTGATTGAGTTCAGGACGAGCATAGCCTCTTGCATCACGTTCGCCGGAACAACATCCCCAAGGCTGATGATTCCCACTTCGCGCAAGGCGAGGAAAAGGAGGTCGTAAACAGTGGATGTCGCTGGCGAACTTGCGCCCATGATGCTCTCCTAGGACAAAGGAATGGGCGGGGTGCTGTCCCCCGCGCGATGGAGAGCTACGAGCGCAAGCGGACGATCCAAGCGGGCTGCGAGGTCTTGATGCCGTAGGCACAGTCCAGCCGGGAGATGAAGCCGGGTCCACCCGTGCCGACGCCGCCGCCGAACGCCGCCGAAACGCCGAGCATGTCGTAGCCGCGAAGAAATCTGAATTTGAACCCTTCCAGGTCGTCGCCCTTCAGGACTTCGGCCATGTCCATCGAAGACTTCTTCGGGATCGTGAATTCGGACGAGACCGCCTGGATTGCCTTCCTGTGGAAGATGATGGACTCGACGCCGGAAAGCCCCTGCGAAGCGGCACCGACCGAAGCGCCACCCGTCAGCGAGAAGACCACCGCGTTGGGGGTCGCGCTGATGTTCTGGTACTGGCCTCCGGTGATCGGGCACGGGCTCACGACGATGGTCGTGGAGTTGGTCACCGAAATCACCTGGAACTGGAACGGCTCGGAGGTGGTGACCTTGGTCAGGGGGTTCACGATGAACGGCCCAGTGGTGGGGGCCATGAACACGTCGCCAGGGTTCGCGGTGCCGGACATCGTGGCCACGGTCAGACTCCCGGTTTCGGCCCATCCGGTGGCAATGGAGCCAGCCGAAGCGGTGAAGGACGGGGTCGAACCATTGGTGTGCGAGGCGAGGGACTGCGAGAAGGAGAACTTGATCCCTGCCAGGACGCCGACGACGCCTGCGCGATACATCTCATCCAACTTGAGCAGGGGGGAGAACACCGTCTGGTTGGCCTGTCCGAGCTGCGCGTTGGCGGTCGTAGATAGGATGCCGTGGCAATCCCCGTCGCTTCCGGGCATGCCCTGGTCCTGGAGGATCTGCTTGGCCTGCATGATGAGCGCCACGGTCATGGCGGTGCCGTAGATGCCGATGGCGTAGCCTGCTGCGTTGGGGACGGCAGAGGCGGTATTCAAGCCCGCAGTACCGAGGCCCGCGCCCGCGTTGGCACCGGGTACCGTGCTGTTGATGATCGAGTTGTGCAGGCGAGCGTCCGCGATGGCCGCGAGGGTCGCCATGGCTGGCGTGATGATGCGCGAGCTGAACTTCTCCAGCTTGAACATCAAGTC